CAATTACTTCAGATGCTTCAACTCCTGAGCCTGGAGAACATCTTATTTTTGATATATTATTCCATTTACCATCAGACACACGCATCATTCTAGTATTTGGATAGAATACCTCAGAAGTCTCACCAAGCAAAAGCTTCATAAAAATTTTATGACCTTCTGAAGTACCTTTCGTTCTATACAATTCTCTTATATTCTTGATAAGATTTCTTGTGTCTATACCATCAGCAAGTCTTTTTGGAATAGAGTTCATAAACGAATCACGAAGTTGATCTAGAAAATCATATATCGTATTATCAACATCAGCATAAGATAACAACTGTTGAATATTTTGTATGGGATTTGCTCTATATTTGGTTACTGTACCTGTTGAACTAGAAGTCCCTCCTGTTACAGTTTCACCATTAATGAATTGAGTTTTTGCCGTGATAAAAACTTTACCATTTGCTAAATCTTCAGCAAGTACTTTTGCAGTTGCGTTAGAAGTACCACCAGTTATTGTTTCACCAACCACAAATTTTGTAAGAGTACCAGCACCCCTCTCTGTAACAATCTTCTCACCGTTCTCATCAAGTACAAGATTGGAAGCAGGTGTTTCTTGAGCAATATTATCTATAGTCGCAGTTAATGTAAGTTCACCAGCCTCTAAAAACTCATAGTAATATTTTAAAAATTTTACAAATAATGGATGTTCATCAGTAATAAACATCGGCATCTGACCAGATAGCTGAGTACTAATCTTGTTCTCTAACTCTGAAGTTAATGCATATGGATTATCGAATGGTGACATTTTTAATAACTCGATGTTGATGTTACAGTTGAAGTTGTTTGATAAGTAGAACCAGCACTGGCATCACTGACANCAATAGTATCAACTTCGCCAGTGATTATGGTATTTACGAAATCAATTTCTATTAATTGGTTTCTAACGGGTACGATATCTTTTGAATCAGGAATTGCAGTGACACGAATTGTAGTTGAGGTTGCGCCATCTACATCACTAATATCTGTAATAATAAGACTAACAGTTTTTATTGTTCCCTTAGCATAATCTACTGTTCCTACCTTAGAATCTTTATAAACTCTTGCTCCAGAAACAAGATAATACATTCTTAAATTACCCTCACCATCATCATCAAAAAACATTGTATTAACTGTATCGCCTTGTATCTTAAATCCAGTTGATGCAATAATACCACCAGCAGCTTTATTATAACCAGAATATGGATAGTAAAATGCGTTATTAAAACTAGATGAATATGATGTTGCTGCATTTAAGGTTGGCGTAATTTTGTTTGCCATCGTCACAGAAGTAATATTACTGAGTATTGCAGTGTTTGTGTCATCTATAAGTCTTTGAACTTTAGAGAGTCTAAAAATACCGTCGAACTGGCTAAGGTTATCTGTATTATATGTTGTTAGTGTATTAGTAACAAGAGTAACAAGACTAGAGTTTGTTTCTATCGTTGCACTTGAATCATATTTAAATGTTGTGTTTAAAATTAAACTCGTTGTTTCTGGATCAACTACAACTGGTGTTATGCCTGCAACTTTATATGTTGCGAGGCCCGCTACTATTTCATCTTTCTCTATTTTGGTAAGCATTTGTCCTGTAGTAGATTTTATGGAAATAAAAACTTTTCCATATTCTTTTGTATCTACAACACCAAGACTTGTATCGTATGATCCACTCTCACCACCCCACACCTGTAATGATTTTGTATCGTTATATAAACCCTTAACAACAACCTTATAATCTTCTGTGGTAACACACCTTCCTTGAGCTGCATAATCCAATGGTGCATTATATTTTATCGAAGCAATACTTTCTGGTTCAGCTCCAGCCGTTGCCTTAACATCTGTTCTTACAGATATATCTGTTATACNNNCAATTCCACCANNCGATGTAAAAGTAGATGCACCATTTGCTGCAGCTTTGTTTGATACAACATAAGTAAGAATTATTATATTATCATCAGACAATGCCCTACCTATAATACCATCACCAAAATATATCTCAAATTTTCCACTTTCTGCTTCCTGTAGAAAATAAACATTACTTGTTGCAGTCACACCAGTAATATCAGTTGCTTGAGTATAAGTGTTTTGTGTTGAATCTGAAGATGATGTTTGTACCTTTACAGTAAGAGTTGTCATGTCTGCATTGTTCTCTTGAATAACAAATCTTTGATCTGAATTAGATGTGTCTACTGTAAAACGAGAAGAAACATATGTCCCTTCATATACAGGAATATTCTCAAAAACAATTCCAACACCTGAGTTTGTCTTTGTATAAGCAGTATCAGTTACAAACTGATATGCGGTATTGTTTACAGTTGTCGAAAATGCAGTTCCAGCAGACATAGTTGCGGTGGCTTGTGCTGATGCAAGAACATTGAGTGAAACAGTTATTGTTGCTTTTGCTGCTCTTGCAGAAGTTGGTATATATCCTAGAGTTTTTGCATGGGACGCAACACTACCTCGTAAAGATGCACTATCCAGAAACATCTCGTTTGCAAGCATGTTTGCATTGTATCCCAGATAATGAGTGTTATATGCAAGAACATCTAACAAGACATTCATACCAGAACCCTCAAAATCGTAGTCCGTAAATTCTGTCTGTGCTTTTAAAAATGTCTTTAGATTTGATTTTACATCATCAAAATCAAATTCGGTTACAGTGAGTCTTTTATCGTTTACAGCCATTATCGTAATCTCTCTAACATGAGTTCTAGTTCTACTTGTTCGGCAGGATTATTAGCCATAGTAAAAATAATTTGTACATCATACTCATTTCTATCCATATTTTCTCTTACATTGACCTCTTGCAATATTGCTCTTGGTTCATACGCACCAATGACAGACTCTATTTGTTTTCCCAAAAGAATACCTGTAACCTGAGTCATAGGTTCAAATAGAGTTTCAACAACACCGCCAAAGATATAAGGTGAAAATGGCTTCTCAAAACGATTCAATAAAACAAGATTCCGAATAGACCGTTTAACAGCCTGAACATCAGTTATTTTATTAACATCCTTTGTACCAGATGCTTTAGTAAAATATAAGTCCAAGGCTCTGAACTGTCTTACATTACGATCAGTATCATTTTGTTGTTGGGCATCTTTTCTACCCGTTTCGGAGTAATTTATAAATTCCCCAGAATTTGCTAACGCCATGATAGACTCCTGTTTTTATTATTTATACACTTATTGGGTCTTTTGTTTTAATAATATACTTTTCTTTTCTCCAAACTTGTTCAGCAGGGACACGAATAAACTTTTTGTTTGTTTCGTTTGTATTTGGGTTGGGTATTGTCAAAAATACCTTCTTTCCTTTCATAAACGCTTTAAATTTTGTTCTCGTATTGTCCAGAAAACTTCTTTCTCTTCGCATTGCGTTTGTAATATCCTTACGAACATTGCGTCCTTCACCTTTTGATGTATAAGTATCTCGTTTTTTCTTCTTAGCCATTAATAATCTCCTTCACTGGTCTATATTCTGTGTCATTACTATCTAAAATTCTAACCTCTGATATTACGGCATCAATATTATGATGCCAATAGTTCAAAAACTTATGTACCCTTGGGTACTTTGGTCTAACATCCATCGTCTGCCAAACAAATTGTTGTAATACATTATTATAGTCTGGCATCCAATATAAAATATCAACGGTTGTGATTACCTTTCTTTTTATAATGTGCATTTTCTATGCCGATACATTACCATAACGTGCTTGAAGGTCTTTATCAAGAACATCCACAATTTCACCATCATAAGTTTCCACTGGAAATGAGTACACAAGGCCTTGATCTGGTTGATAAGAACCTGTCAATCCTCCAAAAGTATTTGCACTGAAAGCACCCGAAATATTTGTAGAAATACTTTTACCTGATGCTAAAGATATTGCGAGACTGAACGCTGCAAATGCTGCAGCATTTTGTTTCTGTTGTTCTGCATTTTGCACAGCGACATAATTACGCTAAGGTTTTGGTTGTTTTGTAGATTGGGTTACATTTGCTGATTGATTGATTATTCTACCAGCAGCATTAATAACTAAATTTGCAACATCAGCAGCACCCAGTGATCTACCAGAGGCAACTGCTGCAGATGCAATTAAAAATTCTGCGGCAACTGCATCAGCTGGTGTCTCACCTTTACCCCTACGTTGTGCTAATTCAGAACCAAACAAAGTTACCGCTTGTGATTTAATAGCTGTTTGTTCTGGTATTGTACCTGTATTTGCGTGTGATATAGCTAAAGATTGAAAACTTGCACCATGATTTACATTA